TTATCTTTTCATTTCATTAATATATTTTTCTTTTAAAATATTATCATAATTCAAATTATTTTCATTAGAAACAGCTGTAATTTCATTATATAAATTATCTAGTGAAATTTTAAACCTATCATAAGATTCATTATTATTATTTGCCTTAAACTCCTTTAAACACTCTAAATATTCACTAAGCAAACTCTTAAATTCATCAGGGCAAAACTCTTGAATACTATATAAAAATTCAATATTTTTTTCCTGCTGAGTTAAAAACTCTTCTTTACTACAATAACCATAAACGTAATTGTATAAAGCTTCTGTTTGAACATCTACATAAGCATCAAATTTTGCTCTAAAATCAGATAAATCTTCTCTATTTGCATTTTCACAAGAAATAAATAAAGTTGTCACAAGAATAAAGGCAATTATTAATAAAGCACTTCTCTTCCTTTTCATTTTATTCCCACCTTTAAGTTATTTTATATAATTATATTAAGTAAATTATATTTAAATAACCTAAAAGCACCAAAATCATGTTAGATTTTTAATCCAACTGATCTTGGTGTTTGTAATCATTAATCTTCTATATTTATAGGCTTAAAAACATATTAGTTGGCTTTCTAATATAAATTTGACAAAATATCAAATCTATGCTCTCACCCTATATTACTAATCTTATCAACAATTAAGAAACTTTATTTTTAAGTCTTAGCTTGTCTGCTATTATAGCAATAAATTCTGAATTTGTTGGCTTACCCTCTTAATGCAACACCCTTCAAACCCTTTATCTAAGCCATTCTTAGCTTTAAATTTTCTATCATTTTTCTAATAATTGATTGGTTTAATCAATTATTATTGGTTGCTATAATAATATAAGAATATCACTAAAATGTCAATACAGTATTTCTATGAAATTCTTTTCCTTACTGCTCTAATAAGCCTTTCCCCTCTATCCCCTCTAATATATCTCATTTCTAATGTTTCTCTTCTTATACCAGTTAATTTACTTAATTCAGTTAATGTAATATTAATTCCTTCATAATCTACAAAGATAGTACAAGATTTATTATTAGCTTGAACATTATTATCTACCCATCTACAATTATCTGGTTCATAGTCACCATTTACATTAATTCTATCAATGCTAAATTTATCATTATATCCATTAGTATATGCCCAATTATGAAAGTTTAAATAGTTATTTCTCCATTCATTACATACTTTTATACCTCTAGCACCATAATTATAGTAATCTTTATTATTAGGATTATAACAACGTTGCTTCATCATAACCCATCTTCCATATAAATTTGTTTTCTTAGCTAATCCATGTTTTACTTTCAAAAAAATCACTCCATTTTTAAACCACCAATTAATATAAACTGGCTCTTTTGGTTATAGGAGTAAACCCAACTATATAATTTTCACCACCTAATAAAAAAATCTTCATATATATTATATATTTGTGTAATCGTTTTAGTTAACTTTTAAAGATATGTAATTATTGGTATACAGTAACTTAATAATTAAAAATTTATGTTTTAACAAACTACTAAAAATATTTTAGTATATAATTTTATATGCTATAATATTACAAATAAAATAACTTTTGTAATATGAGGAAAATTGAATGTATAAATATATAACTAAATATAATTTCGATAATTTTGAACCTCCTTTTAGATTCAAGGTTCCATTTAAAAATGGTGCTAAATTTAAACTACTTAATGTATATTATGAATATTATTTTTCACCTTCTGAATATGAACAAACACTAGTATGTTCCTATTATTCTGATAATGATGATTTGGAAACTGCAAAAAATAATATTAATAATTCTACTACTATTCTTCAATATTTATTATCTATTCCTTTAGAAAGTAATAATATAGATAAAACTTTTGTTTTGCCTTGGCTTGAAGAAATTACTGACTTTAAAAACATTTCAAATCAAAAAGAAGATACTCTTAAATTTATTTCATATAAAGTAACAAAGTTTAATAATAGTACAACTTTTTTCTATGAAGTTTTAAAGCTATATAATATAGGTTTTAAAAATAATGTCTTTGATAGAAATGAAGACGCGGTATTGTACTATTTTAAAGTAATTGAAAGAATATCTAAACATTATTACACTAGATTTAATGATAAATATTACACTAATCAAGTTAAAAGAAATAATAAAAGAGAAGTACATATATTTCTTGAAAGATTTTTGAAGGAAAACCTTAAGGTCGCGATGACATCTGATATGTTAAATACAATGGTTGATGGAATATATAGCAATATTAGAAATGAAGCTTATAATAGTACATTCTTAAAAATATCTTTCTTTTGTGAACATAATAATATTAAGGTTAACTATAACAAATTACACCAACTTGTAAAAACCAGAAACAAATTAGCCCATGGTGATGAAGTTGCTAAAGAAACTCTACTACAATCATTAAAATTAGCATTTAAACTTGCACAGTCATTTATATCAATAAATTGTTTTAATAAAAACTTTTCAGATATATCATTGCAAACAAAAATCTTTTAATTAATAATTATATATATTATAATTTGCTCTTCTCAAACTTAAAACATAAAATTTATGTTTTATTTTACTTTCTATTTATATTATGTAATATAATAATATTCATAAAGATATTTAAGGAGATTAATTTTATGATTTTTAACATAATGAAGAAATTTAAATCCAACAAAATTGGTGGATATATTGCATATCATAAACTTGAAGAATGGTGGTTAAATGACTTCACAGAAGCAGAAAGAAATATAATTAGAGAAATTTATAAACCCTATGGTGCTGGTGATGATTTTCTTATTGATAAAGGTGAAATTTACAAATCATCATCAACCCCATTACATTTTCTTTACGGTTTAATTGGTGGTTTTACATCTTATGAAAACTTTTCTATCGGTGAAAGAATTTTAAAAAAAGCCGAAAGTATTATATCTGATGAAGATTATATTTTAAATATTTATTTTACTTATCAAGAAGGTATAAAATTATATTATAATAATAGAGAAAAAATTGACGGAGCATTAGATAAAGCTATTGAATATTGCGAAAAACAAATTAGTGTATCAAATAAAGCTAAAGATGCTTTTCTAGTTAACCATGACATTTTGCCTAGCCATCTTGGTTACAAACAATTAGCTATCATATATGAAAAACAAGGTGAACTTTTAAAAGCTTTAGAAATAGCTAAAAAAGATTTTGCTGATGGTTGGAATGAAGATGCTGAAAGACGTATACAAAGGCTTGAGAAGAAAATATCTAAAACCAAGTAAAAAAAACAAGCAGTATACCCCTATATTTATACAGGTATACTGCTTGTACTATACACTTTACTTTTAAACTATATTAAATTATTATCTAGCTTGCATTCCTAACCACTTAATTTGCTGCTCTTTTTCTTCTAATACTCTTCTTAATTCTTTTACTTCATTTTTTAACGTTACATTTTCTTCAGTTTCTTCAAATAAAAGATTTAAAGCCTTAATAATAATATCGTCAGTAGTTTTAGCTTCTTTTTTTATTGTATCTTTTATATTATTATTTTCAATCATCTTTTTAATTCTATAAGATGATTTCTCTTCTCTAGTCATACCAATTGTATCAATATCTATATTAAGCCTATTACTTTCTTTAAATTTAGCATTTATTTCTTCCTCACAATCACAATCAACACTAATAATATTCTCAACACTAATATCATTCATTGAGTAGTATTCAAATATATCATATTCAAGTACATCATTATAATCAAATGCTACTGTAGTTGAATGATGTGATTTTAATTTGCCATCTTGAAAGTATAAAAGTAAATTTCTCTTACCTTTAAACTCAACCTTTGTTCTAATCCTAAAATATTTTTTCTCTTTATTTTCTATTTTCATTAATTCATTATCAATAAATTCTTTAACTGTTTTGTATTTATGTTTAATATTATTACCTGCCCATACTCTATGATGTATAACCATTAAAACTCTCCTTTTTCATTTCATAACTATTGTAATATAATCATGAATAAATATTATTTTAATCTAAAAAAATTATATATGAAATTAATTAAACACACAAATTTATTTGTTTTTGTATAGTAAAAGATAAACTTTTGCCTATAACCCTTGCTGGAACTGGTATAGATATTTTTCCATTACTATAAATTGCATGGTCGCCATTATATCTTATAACTTCAAAACCATTTTTCTTCATGTATTTATCCATATCTCTATATGTAAATATCTTTTCTTTTTTCCTATTATTTATTATTTCATCAACTATTTCTTCAATAGTTTCTTCTACTGCATCTGCTCTTTCAATTTCTTCTTTAATACCACAATACATATCATTATACATCATAAAACTTTCTCTTAACGTATTATAATTATTACATATACCATCAACATAGTAATTATTAATTAATGAAGTTATTTTATTAATACATTCTTTTATTTTTAATTCAATAGTTAAATGATATTTGTTACCATCTTTTCTTTTTCTAAATCCATTTGTTGCAGTCATCATGGTTTGAAATTGTATTTCAATACCGTTATTAGTAATCAAATCCCATGAAACTTTATCTTTTTCTTCTACCATAGTGTTTGAAGTATATTCATAAATTTCTTCTAATATATCGTTAAATCTTTCTTCGCTATTGCTATCCATTACTTCAATCCAATTAAAATATCTATCTTCTAATTTCTTTAAAAACTCATTCAATTTTAAATTATGCTTCTCTATTAATGGATTTACTTTTGCACTTAACAAAGGTAACAACCCACTTTCTATATTTTTAATTGTATCATTAGTAAATTTATTTATTATTTTAACTTCATTTGCTCTCATTATATTTTCTCCTTTATCTTATGTTTTTAATTTCATTCACAACTTCTTCTATTTCATAAATAGTAATTTCTTCTACATCAAATCCAGCTAATACTTCATTTGTAATATTAATAATATTTAACTTCTCTTTATATGCTTTATATGCTTTATATTCTTCATATTCTTTATTCTCTTGGTTTTCAATAGATTCATCAATAGCCATAAACACATCAACTAATCTTTGTGCAACTCCTACATATTTATAATTAAAATAATCTCTTATTAATGTATTTTTTATTTCTTCTTTATTCATAAACTACTCCTTAAATTTTGATAAAAGATAAAGCAGCAGTTAAGCTGCTTCACCTAATACTATTTCTGCTGATTTTCCAGTTGGACTTTTTATAAAACTTGATACTTTAATTTTGCCTTGTATTTCTTCTGTTGTTACTCCAGCTTTAACTACACTATCTCCAAATAAAGTACCTATCTTTTCACCATTTAATTCAACCTCTAATCCATTAATTACAACTTCATTTAGAACTAATGTATCTGGGTTTCTTAAACTCATTCTTAATTTGACTTTATTTAATAATTTTCTTTCTATTTCATTTGATTTTTTAGCTGCATTTTTAGAACCAATATTTTCATTCTTAAACTCAACTAATGAATATCTTTCAAACATTCCTTGATAAGCACCATTTTCATCTTTTACTAATTGAGTTACTATTAAATCAGTTTCTTCTAAACATCTAATAATAGTTTCAAAATAAAAATCAAATGCAAATCTACAAATTTTTCTTCTATCTTGAAGAATTAAATCAGCAATAACAAAAGCAACATCTTCAACAGAATTTTCTTTAAGTAATTCGATACTTGTTAATTCAGCAGATAAACAAGCATTTTTATAAATCTTTTGTTTTTCTTCTTCTGAATATCTTGCTTCTTCTCTATATACTTCTTTACCATCAACAATATCAATTATGATTTTTCCATTTTCATCAAACACATAATCAATAGCTTTCATTAAATTATTATCTCTATTAAATCTTTGGTAGCTATCCAATATTATATCTTTAAGTATTTCAACCTTTTCTTTGTCTACTTCAAATAATAAAGATTTTGACATAATTTCATTAAACGTATTGTTACCCATGTAATTTTTAATGTTGTTTATTCCTTCAAATCTTCTAAATAATGTGTAATATAAATATCTGTATTGATTTGATAAAACTGAATTAACATTATTACAAGAATTAAAACTATAATTCTTACCTGGTAATACTCTAAAGAACATTGGTTTTAATTTATATTCTTCTAACATATCCTTAATTCCAGCAGTTGAAGGAATTACTAATGTTTTTGGAGCATCTATTGCACACATTGATAATTCAATTAACTTAAACATATCTTTTTCTTTTGCTTTAAAGTTGCTTTTCATGTAACTTCTTACAAAATCTTCGCTCATATCTTCTAATTTTATTGAATTATTCATAAATTCATATGTTTCAACATCACTATTAAATCTCTTTCTTATTTCATCAAAAGTTAAAACTTTACCAGCTTCAACAATTCCTAACTCTTGGCACTTATCACCCATTGTACTTGCTGCTAATGCTAATGTACCAATTAAGTTACCTTTAACCAAAGTATTTGCATATACTCTATTTTCCCATGAATAAGGCATCTTTGCAGTTTTACCATCATTAGTATTTATAAATACTCTTTCGCATGGAATTACTGAATTTATTAAATCTTTATTACTAATTACTTGGAATATATCGCCATCATAATCTCCACCGCTCTTAATAACCATAGTTATATCAGCTTGATTTATAATAATCATTTCATTTGTATAATTACAATATTTATTTAATAATTCATTATCAACTAAAGTTTCTTTTGTAATTTCTGAATAAGCTGCTATTGGAAATCTACCAACCATTCTTTCACCAGTTTCACCAGCAACATATAATTCATTTTCTTTTAAGTTATGTGTTAACTTACCATTCATAACATAATCCATAAATGATATTGTATCTGCAACACATACTTTAAAACTTCCTTCAACTAATAAACTTCCACTCATAACTTCTTTGATTTTTCTTTCAATCATTGAAATTATGTTTCTTTTTACAAAATTCATTATTATAAATTTTTCATATGATATAGATAGTAAAGTTGATATTTTATCTGCAACAAGCTTAACTTCAACATCTTCAGCATTTTCAATTTCTCTATTAGCTTCTAATTTTAATAGTTCTAATACTGCAACCTTATCAAAATTGCAAACTCTATGGTAAAAATCTATATTACTTTGACTTACTCTCTTTAAGGCTTGTGGAGTTAATGCCAGTTGATTTAATAATTGATATGAAGTTGTTGTATATTTCTTTGCTACTTCCTTGCCTACTTTAGAAATATATAAAACATCAGTAATATCTTTATATTCTGGTTTTTGAAGTTGGTTATATTCTTCCATGCTCTTAAACCATTTGCTCCATTTACACATACTTTCATTTACGATAATTGAATTATTATCAACCTTTTGGAATACTCCAAAACAATCTTTGATATAAAAATCGTTTCCTATTTTCTTAAATGTTTCAGTATCAGCAACATATTTATCATTGAAATAATCCATAAAATTAACATTAGTAACTAATCCTTTAGTTGCCATTTTACCTCTAATAGTTGCCCATGCTGGTACATAATCTATTTTTAACTCTTTAGCAATTCTTTTAAAAACTTCGTTACTAGCTATACCGCAGCCATCAAATCTAGTTTGTGTAATTTGAAAGCCATCTTTATCAACTAATTCATCATCTTCAAAAACTCTAACATTCTTTTTAACTACATCTTCAATATCCTTTACAACTATGAAATTTGGAATAATATTTGTTTTATATGCTCCAGTAAAAGCTAATGATAATCTTGCAATTACATCTTTGTTTATAGCAGTTTCTTTACCTTCTAATTCAAATAGTTTACCAGCAGATAATAACCATTCAACTTTATTTATATTTTGTATTTGTTCTTCTCTTACAAACCAACCTTCATTATTTTTAATTTGGCTTGTTGTACTCATATAAAATACAAACTTTTCTTCTTCACCAGTTAATTTATTTTTTATTACTAATGGTTTATTTGTATTAAAATGATTTATATTAGCCTTTATTAACCACTTAATTTCTAAGTTGTCTACTAATTCAACATCATTTAATTTACAAAGCAAGTGTAAAAACTCACTTTCATTTACTCTATTAACATTTGCTTCTCCGTTATTTAGCATTTCTCTTATTAAAACTGATTTTTTCTTTTTCATTATAATTTTCTCCTTTGTTTCTCCATGATTTTTTTATATAGCTTCAATTTGTAATCTGTTTTTTAATCTCTTTGGAACTGGTTTTCTACTCCACCAATCCCTATTAGCTTTAATTTCTTTAGTAGATAAAAATTCAATAGCACTTTTTATATTTATAAATTCAAATTTTTCTTCATCTAAAATTAATATTGTTCTCTTATTACTCGAACCATTTTCACCAGAAAATTTTTCTCTATTTATATCTTTAACTTCTAAATGTGAACCCCACATTAAATTTTCTTTTCTGTTATCTAACGTATTTCCATTTAAATGTATTATATGCGGTAAATTTTCTGGATTTTGTATAAATAATTCACCCATTAATTTTGCAACATCTCTAAATTCATAATTATTTTTCGTTCTATAAAGATTTGCTTTTGTTTCAAATCTATCTCCCTTTTTTAAAATTCCATTATTATATGTAATTCTATCACTTGAAAAAATTGTTTTAATTTCTCCATTTTCTCTTAAATATTTTTCACATCTCTCGGTTTTATGTATTAAAATTTCCTTCATATTATTCTCCTTATCATTTGTTAAATCATATTTATATTTATTGTTATATAATTTACTTTTGGCATAGTTCACTATTGAACATAGCCAAATTCAGTTATTCTATCTTGATATTTTTTAGATATTCCATACTGGAAAAAACCTACTATACTAATGCCATAAAACTTTTTCATATAGTTAATTAAAGCTTGTTTACTAAACTTTTCAATTCTTACACCATCAATAATTATGTAACATCTTTTCTTTTTAGCCTTTGATAATCTTCTACATCTTATTGGCTCATTTAGATTTTCTTTTCTTGTCATTAACTCCAGGTTAAATAATTTATTATTTGATTTATTACCATCAATATGATTTATTTCAAAACCTTCTGGTATTGCTCCATTAAATAACTCCCAAACTAATCTATGAACATATTGTGTTTTTCCATTTACAATAGTTGTATAGTATCCAGTTTTACTATTTTTAGAACCATAACTAAAATTACTTTCTAAATTTGGATTATCAAAAACTGTAATAATTAAACCCTCTTTATTAATAAGCTTCTTACAATCTCCAACCATTTCTAATATCTTAAATAATTCATCTCCTAACATAATTTCTTTTTCTAAATCAATAATTTTTTCCACTTAAATTCTCCTTTGTACTCTAATAATTATCTTGCTTTCTTTTGTTCTAATTTTGAAATTTGATTTGCATTAACTGCACCTATTAAAACTAATGATAAAAATAGAATTAATTGTTCCATAAACTTCTTTTCTCCTTTAAATAAATATTTTTTTACATAATAAAAGACACATGAAAATTCATATGTCTTTACTAATTTATAACGGTAGTTTTTTACCTCACCACAGTAGGGCGTGGAACGCCCATCTAAGCAATTACTACTTTATAATATCTATTTATTTAATTACTCTTTATATAGGCTTCATTCGCTGCTCTCATTCGCCTTTGTCGCTATCGCTCCAAGTTGGTTTTTGTTTTTTAATACTTTATAAAAATAACTATCTGGTTTGAACGATAGTGAAAACCATAGTATCATTGAACGATAGTGAAATGATACTTATATGTTTTTAATAATGGACACCCGATACCACCTATTATCTCTTTTAACTGTGGTATCGTATGTCCATTATTAATAAAAAAATAGAAAGCATTAATTGCTCTCTATTAACATTTTATATAAGACATTGTCATATTTAATTATTGATTTTTCAACTTTATAATAAACACTATCAGTATTACTAGCAAATAATAAACTTTCTCTTAAATGACTATATTGACTCATAGTTAATTCATTCTTTATAAATCTAAGTTTTAAATTTATAAGTTCCTTTTCGGTTTCTTTATTTTTAAACCAGTAATTTTTATATGCTTTTTCATCTACTAGAACTCTTTCACCAGTTTTTTTATTAGTGCATATGTATATATAACCATCTGTTTCTATAACGCCTTTTTCTTTTAATTTTCTATCATAATTTCTAGCAGTTTCTATATTGGTATTGCTCTTTTTGGCTATAACTTTTCTAGGTTCTAAAGTTTCTTTTTCAATGGTGTCAAATTTATTTTTACTATAAGTTTTAAAATTATTAATATCTTTCACATTAAATTCCTCCCTTAAATATTCATCATTATTAATTGAATATTCTTCATATTCGACATAAAAATAAATACTTCTTCCTTCTTTTTTTATATCAATAACTTTGTAACAATTTTTAGCAAGTTCATCAGTTATTTTTTCATCACTCCATCTAGTTAAAGATTTTGTGCTTACCCCTAACATCTCTGATATTTGTTTTTTATTAAATTTTTCTGTCATAAAAATTTCTCCTTTGTATAACTAAATATTTGCAGCTTTAAAAACTGCCTATCTTCTATGGTTGGAGAAAAAGCCATAGAAGTAATTTAACTTTGAAACCTCCTATTATTTATGATTATATAATTAATATGTATAATAGTTCATTTTTAACTATCAAAATATATACCCCTACATTATAAAAATATACACAACCAGCCATAATTATAGCCAAACAGCATACCCCTTCACTCTAAAATATACACAACTAACCTAATAAACAATGCTCTATTATTTTTGATTTAATATCCCTAAGAACATATATTTGTCCAATATTGGTTTATATTGTATAATTGATATATATTTATTTAAGGGGGAATTTACTATTGGATAAAAGGTATCAAGTGTTTATTAGTTCAACTTTTGCTGATTTACAAGAAGAAAGAAAAGAGGTTATGGAAGCAATAATTAATCTTAACTGTTTCCCTGCTGGAATGGAGATGTTTCCCGCTGCTGATATTGAACAGTTTGACTATATAAAAACTATAATAGATGAAAGTGATTATTATGTTTTAGTTCTTGCTGGAAGATATGGCTCTTTAGCTGCTGACGGAAAAAGTTATACTGAAAAGGAATATGAATATGCTAAAGAAAAAGGAATACCAGTATTAGTATTTGTTAAAGAAGATATTGATAACATACCAGCGAAGCAAGCCGATAATAACCCAGAACTTAAAGAAAAATTAATAGCATTTAGAAATAACGCTATGACTAATAGATTAGCTAAGTTTTGGAATGAAAAAATGGAATTAAAATATCATGTTAATGATAGCTTATCAAAAGCGTTTAAATTAACACCAAGAACTGGTTGGGTTAAAGCCGATGATATAGTAGATACCAAGACATTAAAGGTTTTAGAAGAAGTTAGAAGTGAAAATGCTAGTTTAAGGAAAGAAAATTCTGTACTTAAAGAACAACTTGTGCAAAAAAAAGTTATAGAAGATATTGCCGATTTAGACGATATAACTACAATTAATTATTCATATAATAATGGTTTTAGAAGTCAAACCTATTCAAATTCATTAGAAATTTCATGGAAAAAACTTTTTGGATTAATAGCATCAGACTTTATTACTTCATCAAATACTTCAAATGCTAAATCAATTATTAGTCGTTCCATAAAACAATATATAAATCATAATGGTCTGTCATTTGAAATAAATCATTACGATTTTAATACAATTAAAATCCAATTTGATACTTTAGGACTTATCAAATCTTTTAATGCAAAAGCAACAAATGGAGCATATATTGAATTTATGCAAATTACTGATAAAGGTAAAAATCTATTGAGAGAAATAAGAGTTGTAAGGAAGGAAAAAGAACCCATTAATTCATAAAATAAAATCTGAAATTTATTTTAATAATATACTTCATTTTAAACATAAAAAATAAAGGTAGAAATTAATCTACCTTTTTATTATCATCTTTAAAATTCTCTAAATCAGTTTTTAAAGACTTCAACCCAAATAATAATTCGTTTCCGTAAAATGCAAAACCACTTACTATAATACCAATAAATAAATTATCCATGTTAGGCTCTATTAATAAAGCAATTACACTACCTATACCAATACATATTAAAGCTTGAAGTGATTGTTGAACTGGTGGCTGCCAATTTCCTACTATAAGCTTTAACACTAAAACTATTAAAATTATTTCAATTATTGTTTCCATATTAATTATCATATATTTTTACCTCTAAAACCTTTTATTATATAAATTTCTCTCTAACCCCACAACAAGCAATTATTGTATCATCATCACTTCTAACCGCAAATTGACTTTCTCCAGTAGGTAATTCAAAGAAGTTAGAACCAATATCAATTTGAGTAGGAATTGCAACGCCATTTAATAATACTTCTCCAGATGCAAAATCTACTTGTAATTGGTCATTAGGTTCAAAAAGAGTTAAATTATTATTAACTACTGCATCAGTTAAAACATTTAGTTTTTTTACCTTAACATTTGTTATAGCCATAACATCACAAACCTTATTATCTCCATAACCACCAATGAAAAAGCCAAGATAATTTAAAGAACCTTTTGGATAATTAGAAGCAACTAAACTATTTTTAGTTTCTAAAGTTTCAACTAATGCTCCATTATTATATTTATTAACTGTAAAGTTCCATAAATATTCTCCTTTAGCGTTCTTTTCTCTTCTTATAACTATTTTGCCAGTTAAATCATTCCATCTTCCTACTGCTCCAGATGCAAGATTTGTAACATTTCCTTCATTATCTGTTTCAGTTCTTACAGTATTATTTAACTGATTATCTTCTAAAACTTTTGTTGTTCCAATATATATTTTAGGGTTAGTATATTCAAACCATTCAGAAGCATCAGATATTTCAGCTTTAAATAATTTTGCTCCAGAATTATCAAAACCATAAACTTCTAATAATCCTAATTCATTTTCTGCAAATTCTTCTTCTCTTGCTTCTCTTGCTAAACTTTTCCCATTATCGCTTATCTTTTGTAAGTATTTTAAAGAACTCCAACCAGTAAAAGTATTCCACTTGTTACTATGTGTATGCTTTGCCCAATTTCCCCTTATTTCAGTTGGATAAATTAAAGTTCCTGGCGACATAGCATATAATGGTTGGCTTGTATCTGGTGTTCCATTTATCCATAATCCACCACAATTAACTACTTTATAAGTACCTAAACAAGTATTTCCTGTTTCTGGTGGTGCTTCTGGGGGTGTAGGTACGGGGGTTGGTGGTTCATAATTTTTACCTTGTGAACTAAATACAACATCAACAGTAACTTCAAATTCATCAACGTTACTTCCTAAAGATTTTCTAAAAGCTGAACCATGCCAACTATCAGAACCAGAACCATAATTTAAAGTTACAATACCATTTCCATTAAAACCAACTCCGAAACTTCCACCATTAACAACCCTTCCAGTATCTAATAAACTTGGAGTTAAAGTTGTAAATGTTGAAGCATCTGTGCAATTATCTTCAACAATTATATCTGATATTGCAGTTGTGGCCTTTCCAATTTCTTTCGGTGAACCAATTAAAACAGTTTCTCCTTTTCTATTAGTGGCCTGGAAGAAACACGCTTTTTTTGTGAAAATTACATCTATAAGCGGATTTGCTTGAATAGTACCATTATTTTCAACAGTAATAATACCTTTGTTTCCTGGTGTAAATGTGTTCCATTTATCACTATATATAATTGGATTATGGCAAATAAAATTTATTGTTGTTGAACCAGTATTTAATATTTTTTCTAAATTAGTATCTCCATCTAAAACCGCATAAACATATTTATCTGGTTCATCTGAAATTATTAATTTACTTGGATTTTCAACATTTAAAACATTTGCTAATTTTCTAACATTTTGTATATATTCTTCTTTTGAATTTCCTTTTAAAAATATATCTAATGTTATCGTTCTTTCCCCATAATGAAAACCAGTATAATAACTTCCGTTCATTGTTGGAATTGATTTAGATAAATTAGTTCTTGAAGGTAATAAAGTTCTTTCTACATTTAAAACCTTACAATAATCACTTAAATTAGCACCATTATAATTAACTTCATAAGTCATTAATATATCATTCCTTTCTTTGTAATAAATAAAAAAGATGCCTATTTACATAAGCATCTTAAATATTTTATAAGTTCCCGCCATATCTCATTTTTCTTTTATTGATAGTATCAATTTCGCTACTCATATACTTTGCAGTACCTTTGGCTATTGCTCTACCATCTAATACAACAGTATTATCAATCTTAACAACTTTACCAGAAGAAACTATATTAATTAATTCACCTAATAGGTTTTTAACATCATTCATTTCTCTATTATCTTGTTGTTTACTTTGTACCATTTTACCAGCAAAAGTATTAGCTTGGTATGCTCTTGCTCTAGTTTCTACACCTTGAATTTGTGGTACTGATAATAATGCTGCTGCTTGTGCTTGTGGTGCTGGTATAGATTTTGCTGCACTTTGTGCTTCTGATGCTTTACCAGTTATCCAGCTAAATTTATCTTTAACCCAATTAACCTTTTCTTCCCACCATGAAGAAACGCCCGACCATATATCTTTTAAACCATTCCAGAAGGAAGTTAAAACACTTTTACCAGCATTATATAAAGATGTTCCTATGCTTTTTAAAGCTTCAACTGGGTCTTCTTTGGCTTGTGTAAACCATGCTTTTATATTTTCCCAGGCATTTAAGAACCCATCTTTAATTTTAATGAAAGTGTTATATGCAGCCTCCATAATTGAAGAAGCAATATTTACTATTATGTTAATTAAAATATCTAAAGCACCCTTTAAAATATCTTTAATTAATTCCCATACGTTAGCAAATAAACTCTTAACACCTTCCCAAACTAAACTCCAATCTCCAGTAAAAATACCCTTAAATATATCCCAGATAGATTTAAATACATTAAATACATCTCCAAATATTTCTTTAAGTGTATCAAATACTTGTGCAGCAATATCTCTAATATTAAACCAATCATTTTGCCATATTATCACGAAAGCTGCAATGGCTGCTATAACCCACCCTATTGGTGATGCAATAGCTGCAATAGCACTAGAAACCGCTGATATTACTGAACTAATCGCCAGAAACCCTAATACTAATGATGCTATTGTTCCTACAACTGGTGCAACTACTGCTAAAAATGCACCTATTGCTCCAACCACTAATACTATTTTCCCCGCTAATTCTTGGTTATTTTCAACCCAATTTTTAAACTTATCAACAACTTCTTGAATAACTGGCATCAAATTCTCAACAACTGGCATTAATGCTTCTCCAATAGTTTTTCCAACATCATCAAACATTCTACTAATGCCCTCTATTGCTTGTCCTATATCATCATATTTGACCGCATTAAGTTCACCCATTTTATCTTTAGTAACATCAATCTTACCATCAATATTCGCTAAAGCTGCAACCGCATCAACTCCCAAATCTTCGTACATTGTTCCCATTAATTGTACGCCTATTTGGTTTTGTAAAATCGGGTCTTTAATTTCACCTAATTTAGTAATTATAGTTTGAAATGCTTCTTTTGCACTATCTCCACCTTCTGAAAACTTTGCAAACATTTCATCAGAATTTAACCCCATATTTTGTAATGCAGCAGCAGTATCATCATCTGCTTCCATCATTACTATTCCAAATTCTTTTACTGCATCTCCAACTTTATCAAGGTTGAACGCTCCACCTTCTGCTCCGCTTTTAAATACATTAAACATATCTTCGGCACTTAAACCAGCCTTTTTAAAATGTACCGAATATTCTATGATACTATCAATCATTTCATCAGAATAGTTTAATCCATTCTGCGAACCTTGTACCATTAATTCAAAAGCTTCATCAGAAGTTATACCAAACTGTTTCATTAATGTACTAACGGTTCTAATACTTTCGTCAACATCATATCCAAAAGTATCTGATAATGCAAAAGCTTTTTCAGTTGTAGTTTGTAATTCATCACCAGTTAACCCCAACTGTTGATTTACTAAACCAACAACATCTGCAACTTCTCCCCAACTTTCACCAAAATTATTACCATAAACACCATCAATAACTTCTTTGAAACCTTCCATTTCATCATTAGTTAATCCTAATTGTGCTTGTAATCCATTTAGTGCTTCTTTATATTCGTTTGCTTTTGAAACTGATTTTTCAAATGGCTTAACCATTGCTTCTCCAACTTCTCCAGCCTTTTCACCAAGTTCTGCAAAGTTTTCAGCTATTTCAGAAGTTTGTTCTGCAAAATCTAAACCACTTTCTCCAGCATTTTCAAAACTTTCAGATAAATCATCAATTCCATTTCTAAAACTATTAACTTCTTGTTTAGCTGCTGACAATTTATTTTCAGTTGCTCTAATCTGATTTTCAAAATTTCTACTTTGATTTACTGCATTATTTAAAGTTCTATCAAAATTCTTATATTCATTAGTTAGATTTTGAACCAATTTTTCTTGTTGCTTATATTCATCAGATGAAGTACCAACAGTATTTTCTAATTCTTTTAATTTTGAATTAGCTTCTTCTAAAACTTGTGGTAATTCCTTTTGTCTTTGAACTAATGCGGCAACCTTTTCTTTTGATTTATCATAAGAAGTATTTAAAGCTTGAAGTTTATTTTCATATTGCTTTATTAATTCTTCACCAGCTTTAACTGCCTTATTGTAATCTTCTTGTGTTTTTTCAGATAACTGTAAAGCCTTTTTCACCTGGTTAAATGATGTTTCCATTTGTTTAGTTGATTTATTTACATTTGCTAAACTACTATCAAAATCTTTTGTATCTAAACCAAGCGATACCAATAACTCTGCAACACTTTCTTGCGACATATATATCATTTCCTTTCTAAAATTTTATATAAAAAAAGAAAGGATAATAAATAGTAGTTAATTATCTACTATCTACTATCCTTTCTTTCATAACTCTTAAAGTACATCATCAATAAATACTTTTGGAGCAGATTTTTCTTCTTGTTCTTCTAACCCATTTACTTTACGATAAATTGCCCATTGTTCAAACCAAGTTTTTGGAGTTACTGAATAAAAATCATCACTTCTATTCAATAATGTATAATGAACATATTCCATAAATGGATAATCCCAATCAGAATTATTATTGTTTATTTCTTCTTCTTCTTCATTGTTTTTTTATCGGCTTCTGGCATACCTTCTGATATAACTTCTGCTAATATAACAACAACTTCATTAAATTCTGATATAGATAATTCATCTAATATTTCAATATCAAAATCTTTATGAGTATTAATAATACATTGATATAAAAGTTCAACAACAACGTCCATATCATTTTCAGTTAATTTTTCAAATATTTGCGGTGTTGTTAATCCTAATCTTTTTGCGGTTCTTCTTAATGAACCTATATTAAAACGTAAACAATATTCTTTTTCATTAATTTTTGCTATCTTCATTCTAAAATTTCTCCTTTGTTTTTTATTAGCTAGATTGTTAATTAGCTTAAAAAAGAATAGAAAATGAATTTCTATTCTTGATAAACCAACTATTAATCTTCTGATGAAGTTGTTTGTGGAATAGTAGTTAAGAAAGTGTTTAACCAATTCTTATCTATTCCTACTGCATCACTATCAGCAGTAACTTTATATACTCCAGAAGTTTCTAAAGGTAATGCAATACCAGTTAATTTTGTTGATTGCATTTCAACCTTTTCACCCTTTGTAGCATAATCTTCTTCAACTGGTGTAAACTTAATTTTAGGTATTGAACAGTATCTCCATTCACCATTAGACTTTTGACTTCTAAAAGCTAATCCTATATATGGTCTAGCTGCCATATCATTAACAGATGCAGCAATTGCACCTTTAACAACTGTTTCTCCTAATAATAACGCTCTTTCTTCAAGTGATAAACCTTGTGTTTCTATTTCAATTTCAACACTTTCTAATGTATTTACAGTTTCAGCAGCAATATCATCTGAATAGAAAGTTGTGCTTCCTTCTTTAACTGTAATTTTTGCAGATAATGCACCAGGAATTTGAGTTACATTTTCATAAGCTTCTCCTTCTCCAGCGAATACACCTACATGAATATCTTTTAATGAAATTTGTCCTATCTTTGACATAAATATCATTTCCTTTCCTAATTAATTTTTTATAATAAAAAAACACCAAGTAATTTAACTTGATGCTTCTGCTCTATATTTCAAAATTGTTTTTATATTCGAGATAAAAAGAACGATTATAAAAATCAGTCCCATTTTTATGAATATCTCTTTGTGATGCAATCGAGAAATTATTATCTTTTAGAACCTTATTAATTTCTTCAATTAACATCATATCTTCTGGTTTCTTATAGAAATAATTTAAACCAACATTAATTTTTTCAGCCATAGCATTATCATCAGCAAATTCACTATTTGCTTGATTTGTAGTTGAAAAAACCAAATACCTTTCGGCTTGTCCGTTATATTCCATAAAAACACAAGGAATTTTTAAAGGTTTAAATATTTCAATAATCTTTTTATTAATAATCATTAAACCAATTCCTCCTTTATAACTTTTGCCATTGATTTAACCGTAGCATCTTTAGATTGGTTGAAACTTTCATTAATCCAATACGTTCCACCCTTTCCCCTTGCTCCATAATTGTTGTAATAACCCCTAAGAATTATTTCTTTTTCAACATCTGAATTTAAACCAATATCAATTTTTTTAGTACCTTTTTTAGTTTTTAATTTAGATTTGTTTAATGCTTTTTGAGTTGCTCCAGTATCAACTGGAACTAACTTTTTTTGAACTTCTAAAACTTCATCTGCTCCAGCATTTAAAGCTTCTTTAGTAATTTTATTTTTCATCTTATTTTCTAACTCTGATACTTTTTGGGTTAAAGCACTAAAATCAAATTCAACACTCATTATTTCATTCTCCTAATAGCAGTTATTTCAATAAAATCACTATTTACTTGATGAATATGTTTAATATCATATTTTAGATTTTTATATAAAATAATATCTGATAATTCTATTGCTCTACATCTACAAATAAATCTATCAGTTACTTCAAAGTTATTAGATGAATTTTCATAAAACTCTTTAGATGAAATAGTTTTTCTTTTACATCTTAAAGAATATTTATCAACATAAACTTCTTTTTCAATACCAGTAAAATCATCAATAATTATTTCTGGTGATTGAATTTTAATTACTTCTCTTAATTCTCCTATATTGACCACAATTCCACCGCCTTAAAATAAAGGTGCTTCAATGGCAATAAATCTATCTAAGATTGGATTAACCTTTGAATTTGCTTGTATATTAACTGATTTAGTTGAATAAAATTCAGAAATTAGCATTAAAAAAGGTATTACTAATATAGTGGAGTTATTAAAAGCTTCATTATTCATTTTGCATTTTTTCATTAAATAAGCTGCTGATGCACTCATATATAAAGTAATTTCAGCATCATCTTCAATAAAATCTTCCTCTATTCTTAGATAATTCTTTACAAATTCTAAAGTCATATCTTTAATTTTTTTATCATTCATTACTTTAAATCACTCCTTTATAGGAATATAAAAAAGAGGGGAAATTCCCCTCTAAATTATTTAGATGCTCTTGCTCTTTCAGCAACAGAACCAATAACAATAGCTTCTTCTATTGTAGTTACCATATCTAATCTTATGTCTGCTCTAAATGCAACTGAACCAGATAAGAAACCAATACTATCATTTCTCTTTATGTTCATTACTCTTCTTAATCCAGCAACTAAAGCTTTTCCTAAGTTAACAAACATAGGCTTAGTTACATTTTTATCAACTATAACTTCACAACCTAAGATAGTGTAAACTGGTCTATCTGTGAAGCTTCTAATCATTAATGGTTGTCCATTAGTATCTTTTAATTTTGCAATCCCTCTTTCCATATCTGGAGAAATAACAAATACTGCACCCGCTCTATATCCAACTGGTAAAGCATAATACATATCCATTAAACCATCAGCAGTTAAAGCAACTTCAACTTTCTTTGCTCCTTCTGCACCTTCTAATTTTTGAACTGCTAGTTCATTTAAAGTTTCACCTAAACCTTCAACTAATTGAGTTTCAATTTGTCCTTCAAGGTCGAAACCAGCATCTTCTAAACATTCTTCTGATACAACTACTGCTAAAGCATATTTTTCAGCCTTTAAAACCTTTTCTTCAAAAGTAGCTTGTGCCTTTGTGTATTCAGCTAATTCAGCAGTTTTAACGAACTTTGGTAATTTAGTTCCTTGTACTGTTATTGCTGATGTTGATGAAGTGTTTATTTTGTTTGCTCTATCAAATAGTGGTGATATTTCAGCAACTTTATCAACTATTCCTGGTAAAAATTCAGTTCTTTCTACCCCGATATTAGCGTTAGATATTTCTCCATTTCTAACTTCAACTTCTTGTCCATTTACTAACATTTCTCTAATTTCCATGTTATCATTTCCTTTCATTTCTCTTTTGTTTGTTTTAATTTCTTTAATTGCTTCTAAATCTAATTGCCTAATTTCAGCATCAACTTTTTCAATTTCTGCTTTAAGTTCATCAAATTTATTAGTATCTACTTCTTGCCCTTCTCTAACTTCAATGACTTCTTCCATTATAGCTATTAAAGAAACTCTTTTTTCTTGTAGTTCTTTTAATCTCATTACAAAAATCAATTCCTTTCGAATTTTATGTATATAAAAAGCACCAAAACTTAAATTGGTGCTTACAAAAATTCAATATAAAAAATCATGAATAAATTAATATTCCTGGTTTAACTTTGGAGAAAACTTTAATGAAAAAATTATTTTACCTAACTAAAACCCTATACTCATTAGTAACGGAAATACACAAACCGTTTTTATAGATTAACTTAATGTATCTATGGGAAATATATATAATTAACTTAATGAAGTTACCAATAGTTAAATTGGTAACTCTATAAATTAATTATTTTGGCAAATAGTTCACTTTTAAATTTTATTTCTCAATCCCAGTAGCACCCAGCGGGTGCAATTAGCTTTAAATAAATATAAATAGCCTAAAAAAGCATAAATTATTTTCAAATATATAACGGTTTTCGTTTTTTCCTCATACCCAGCAGCACCCAGCGGGTGCATACTTTTATTATTTTAATTTTAAATACTCAAAATATCTTTTCATTCTTTCTAAATCTTTTTGTATAGCTTCTTCTTTAATTACTTCTTCTCCAGTTTCATCAACTTTTTCTTCTTGCTCTTTAACTTCAACCACTTCTTCAACTACTTCTTCTGGTTTCTCTACTACCTTTTCTAAATTAGTTAACCTTTCAATTTCTACATCTAATTCTTCTCTTAATTTTAATAATTCTTCTAATCTCATAAAATTTTCTCCTTCTCTACATTCAACTAAACTTCCGTTATAAGCTGGATTTGGTGTAATTGTAACTTCAAATAATTTAATCTTCTCTAAAGTTCTTTGATATAGATTTTGAGTAATATTTTTTATACTATCTTTAACTTTTGTAAATCCAAAAGAACATTGTAAATTTTCTTCTTTCACCATGTTATAAATTTCTTCATTAACTTCGGCTTCAAATCTTAAACCAATAGCATCTTCTTTTAAAGAAACATTTTTTGTAATTATCTCTTTGTGTCTATACATTAATGGTATATCTCTATTTTCTTTTTTTGCTTCATCTAAAGCTTCTTTAAATACTCCAGCTTTAACTATTTCAATAAAAGACCTTCCTTCTTTATCTCGAAGAATATTAGAATTTCTTTCAACTGAATTTATGTAGCCACCAATTTTAAAAGTACCATTGTTTTCTCTAACTTCTAAGTTATTAATCATAAGTAACTCCTTTCATAAACTAAAAAAGAAGCCACTTTATTTAGCAGCTTCTTCTTTTTTATTATTTTCTTTTGTAATTCTTTTTGATGAATAAATATATTTACTCATTATTTCATCTGAAAATCTATCTAAAGCAGATACAGATAAAACTACATCATCACTTTTATTTCCTTTCATTTTATTTGCCTCCAAGTATATATTTATTTGATTATTTATTATTCTTGTTGTTCAATATTTCCTTCGCTTTTCATGCTTTGAAGATTTATAATTTTACCTTCTTTAATTGTTGAATTAAATTTACTTAACATTAATATATCTGTTCCTTCAATATATGGTAAATCTAAAGCATCTCTAGCTTCTTTTATTGTCATAACTCCACCAGAAATAAATTTATCCAATACGTCTGCTTGTGTTTGTATATCTGTTCTCAATAGTTTTTGTAAATCAAAACAATAACAATATTCACCACTTATTTTTTCTGCTTCTGTTAATAAATAATGATTAAGTGTTGCTTCAATATTTGCTAAGTAAGGTTGTAAAGTATAAGTTAAGAATTGTAAATTACTTTCTTCTAGATTCTTATAATTACCAGAACCTATTGAAGCACCTAATAATTCTGGTCTTATCTTTAATAATCTTGCTATTTCTTGTATTGTAAATTCTTGTGATTTTAATAAATCTAAATCACTTGGAGATAAAGAAACACCTTCATATTTTGATGAATTAGGTAATACTAATAATCTTCCCGAATTTCCTTTACTAAAGAATGATTTAATTTTATTTCCTATATCGTTTCTTTGCTCTGCATTGGTATTTCCATCAACATATAAAATTCCCTTTGCATATGCTCCATTTTCTAAGGTTGAACCCTGGAATTTATTTTGTGAGTTCGCAATACCTAAAACTTCACACCCATAACTTAATATTCCTTGTCCAATAATTCCATTTCTTGAATTGTTACATAAATTAATTATTTCATAATATTCTTTTCTATAAGTTTTACCATTAAGGGTAATTTGGTAATAATAAGTTTTACCCATATCATTAGTTAATAATTGAACTTGATTATTTTCTAATGGTATTAATTTTTTAACTTTAAACATTTCATCTCTTTCAATTAAAATATAACCATTTCCACTAAATATAGCATCTTTAATAAATAAATTTTTTCCATTGTAGGCATTTGTATAATCATTCATATTACTATTTAATAAATAATTTTCCACAACCTTCACTTTAGTTTTTGAACCATCTGAATTAATTTTATATTTATAAACTGGTAAAGATGCAATGCTATCAGCTATTAACCCAACACCAGCAGTTAAAGCACTTATTTTTTCTGCTACTGCTCTATTTTGCTTACCATAACCATTAAATGCTTGTGTTGTAACAACACCACTATTTTCTAATTCAACATTAACTTCATTAGTTTCTCCACTAAATAATTTTCCTAGAAAACCCATGTTATTCTACTCCTTTTCTTTTGATTATTTATATAAAAAAGAAGCTACTTAAATTTAATTAAGTAACCTCTTATAGAACAAAGAAACTATCTATATCAAATATTTCTTGTTCTTTCATTGCTTCAACATATGCGAATATTACCGCAGCAATCATATCTATTCTATTTTTACTTTTCTTTTTATCTAACTTTTCATTACCATTACTATCTTCTAAAGTAATTGCATTAGATACACACCAATCAAGCAACATATTTTTTTCATATTTAACTTTTTCAGTATAAACTTTTTCTCTAAAATCTTTTGTTGCTGGTGATAATGTTCCAGTATATTGTTTAATTTCTATAACATTATAATCTTTAGCTAATGAAGCCATCATTGATAAACCGTTATAGGGGTCAAAACATACACCTTTAATAATAAAGCCATATTTATTTTCTAAGCTTCTAATATACTCTTCTATAACATCATAATTAACAATTCCGCCATCAGTAATAGTACAATAACCCAACTGCTCCATTAACCTATAATCAATTTTTTCTCTTCTTTTACCATTAGTTAAAGTTTCTTCTGGTAAAAAAGCGTGTGAATTAACTAATATTTCACCATTATTATCTTTTGAAACTATTGAAACCGAAGTTAAATCCGTTGTTTTTGATAAGTCAACACCAATATAAACTTCTTTACCTTTCCAATTAATTTCATCTACACTACACTTTTTCCATTTATCCATATCTAAATATGTATCTTCATCATTTGCAGCTTGTGGCACATTCATATTTTTAATTAAAAAGTTTTTCATCAATGAAGGTACTTCTTTGGCTTTGGCATAACTATCACGCCAAAATTTATCACCAATTTCTTCAATGATTGGATTTGCTTTAATCCAATTATCTGGGTTATGAACTTCTTCTGCATTATCAAGTTTATAAATAATTGGTAGTATTCTTTCGTTATCAATTATCCCTTGAATTGCTTTAACTCCAGTTTCTTTTAATTCATCAAACCAACCAGTTTTTTGACTTACTGAATATTCAGTTGTTAAATAATATGATTGATAACTGGCTCTTTGTGCAAATCCAGAAGTCATACTTTCCATTAATTCTCTCGAAGTTGCATTACTTTCATCTAATAAAACAACATTATAATTTGCTCCATCAAGTGCATTTGATGAAACTGGTTTAAAGGTACTTCCAACAAATTCAATATAAGATTTATAAATTTTAAAATGTTTTGCTAATTTTGCATTACTTCTAATTAATCTTTGTGCCTGGGTAACAATAATTTTAGCTTGTGATAATGCAACTGCTCCATTGGCAACTTCTGCATTTGCTTCTATCATCATTGCAACTATACCTAAAATCGCACATATAAAAGATTTACCTTGCTTTCTTGGTAATAATATTAAGCAATCATTAAATCTTACTATGTTTGAGTTTTCTTTTTCTCTCCAACAAAATATTGATTTAACAATAAAATCTTGAAATCTTGCTAGTTTAATTGCTTGTCCAATCTTTCTACCTTCTGTAAATTTAAGCTGCTTAATAAATCCATCAATAGCAATAGATTTACTTACATCAAAATAAAAAGGATAGTTTTCATCTTTAGATTTTTCTATATCATTTAATAACTTTTTACATAATATTATTAATTCTTTACAAGCAATAACCCTACCAGTTGTAACATCTTGCATATATTTATAAACTGGTAAATCATAAACTCTTTTGTCAAACATTAAACCGCTCCTTCCTTTAATTTTGGGTAACAAAAAAGCTACCCAAAATTAAATTTGAGTAGCTTCTTAACCTCTTAATGCTCCAAGAATTTCGTTTAATTCTTCTTCACTTTCTTTTTCATTTTTAATTTGAACTAACTTTGTTCTTGCTGATGCTGATAACCCTATTTGTGAAGAATTTTTATTAAATATTGTTTCATAATCTTTATAAATTCTAATTGCCGGGTTTGGAAGTCTTTTTATATTTCCAAATCTATCAACTTCATCAATTAATAATCCATATTGTTCTATCTCTTTTTCACATAGCACCATTTTATATTTGGCACTTGCCATAATAGCAAATATTTCTCTATCTGAATTACCTAAACTTTCAATATGCAATAAAGGTTTTAATAACTCTTTATAGATTTTCTTTTCTTCTTTACTTAAATACTTTGGCGGTTTCTCTAACAAATCTCTTTCACCAACTAATGCTCTTTCTGCTGCAATTCTAGCTTCTCTTTCTTCCTTTGAAACCTTTTTACTTTGCATCTCCATTGGAACTCTTGGTTTAGCCATATATTTATCAAATCCTTTCTAAACAATTTATATAAGTTCATATAATTTACAATATTTTCACCAATTTTGAACTAAAAAAGCTGATTGGGGCAATATTTTTTCACGATTTTTTTCCCCTGGGGTTAATTTCCCCTAAAAAAATAATAATCCAGGTATACCCCCTACCCATTTCCCTAAAATTTTTTCTAATTTTATTAATTTTTCATTATTTTTCTTTCAAAAATCAATTATTTTTCAACTTTTTAATCAATTTTATTTCCTTTTTACTTCTAATACTGTTTGATTAGTTATTAATTAAGATAATAAATGTATCAATCTAATTTAATGTATATGGTATTAATAAAATATCTTATAGATAAAATTAAACCTACAAGAAAATATTTATTGTTACTTTAATAACTCTAACTTTATTTCTTATAGGTTTTATTTACTTATAAAGTATCTATTTGAATATGTTATATTTATATATAACATATTCAAATTCATATTTAACATTGCTTTATATACCTTTTACTTCAATTCTAAGCACATATTATTTATAAACACATATACTACTTTAAAGTGTCTATATACCTTTTAAATATGGCCATACTTTCTATCTTATGGGTATGTATAAATTCATGGTGGGTGCTACATAATGGAACTAGGTTATCCCTATCAAAGAACATACTTATATTAATATTAGCTGGGGTTATATGATGCACATGGTCTGCTGGAATATATTTACCTTTTATATAGCAGCAATAACATAAACCATTTGTTTTCTCTAATATATCTAATCTTAACTTTCTCCATTTTGTTGTATGCCTTAACTTTCTTATTTCATCTTCTCTATTATATTTATTATATCTATCTTTTCTTTCTCTCTCTTTGATACCCTTACAAGTATCGCAATAAGTAGTTCTGTAAAGAATTAATGTACCACACTTTCTACATTTGGAATTTAACAATTATATCAACTCCTCCACTCCCAGCAGCAACCAGCGGTTGCATATAAGTAGTTAAAAAAAGAGAAGTTATTTAACTTCTCTAAATCTATAATTTATATTTAAAACTATCTTTGCTTCTTAAAATTTATTTTAGGATTAAGACCATGAACTCTATCAGTTAATTCATCTTGTCCAATTAATTTAACTAAATTAACGATATATTGTTTATATGCTTCATCATTATAATAATAAATAGTAGTTGTGGTTCTTGGTAGCATTATTAATTCCTTTAAAATATCCTTATCTGTAACATCTAATGAATGTCCGAATATATATATATTATGCTCTTCTCCCTTATTTTCCAATATATCTTTTGCACCAAGACTCATATTATCTACACCATCATCTAAATTCTTTAATTCTTCATACAAACTCTGCGTCCTCTGAAATTCATCATACTCATTTTTTATTTCTTCAATCCACTTTCTATATTCACAACCAGTTTTTTTATATATTCTTTGAAAATACTTTTTGAATTGAATAAAGTCTAATTCCTTATCCTTTTTATCATTTTCTAAATATTCATCAATACCCAATACCATATTATTTTCTTCTTTCTTTCTTTTAGCATATGCCTTACCATGAATATAATCATATTTAACCCTTCCTTTAGTTAAATCATATTCATTTTCATAAGTCTTAGTATAATTAAAACTAAGAACTTTATCTATTCCTTTATCCATCTGACTAATATCAAATATATCTGGTGATGTATAGTTTATCTTAATCTTTCCTACAAATTCTTCAAGATATATTTCTAAACATCTAATAAGATTATTTAATTGATTATTAAGCTCATCTATAATCTGCTTAGCCGTATTATCATGAAATTCATCACCGTTAAGTTTACTATCATTATCTATTATATTTTTATTTTTCATTTTTTCTAAAAATTCCCGCGCTTCTTCATATAATTCTGTATCCTCTCGCTTACTATTACTTGGATTTTTAAAACATCTTTTATTATAATTTTGTAAATAGTCTAAACTTTTGATAACTTGTGAAATTTCAAGTTCAAAATCAATCCAGCCTTTATTTTTATCTTTATCTTGAATTTTATCAATAAAATAATTAATCCATACATTATTTTCAATTAATTTTATAAACTCTAATAATTCATTATCATTGTCAGAAGTACGATATGCTTGGTTATAAATTAAGTTTTTTATTTCATTATTTAAATTTTTAAATTCACTAGTTTTTTCTATTTCATATAAAGAATCATGCTCTTTAATACATTTAATAAACATCAAAAAATCCCAATATTTTGTTGGTAATCCATGTGTCAAATCAAATCCATTCCCAATTACTAATATATTCATATATTTCTCCCCATTATAAAAATTTATATCTATACATTTATTCTAAAATTTAATATTACTATGTAAATAATCGCTTTACTGAAAATATTAGTAAATATACTGCTCCTATAAATTTAATTATATTAAATAATAAACTTCTTAATGCCTTTGTCAATTCCATATCCTCACCCCTTTATATTTCCCCACCATTTTCATATATATCAGTTGAAGTAGTATCAATAAAATCATTCCAAAATATCGCCAAACCACCAGGACTTAATTCAGCTTGATTAAAAAAATCAACATCATATAACTTTTTATATTCTTCTCTAAATGGAATTAAAGTATTAATATCATATTGTCTTTTTTCTCCATTTTCAAATTCTGCATATATAAAAGGATATTCAAGCCTCATTTTTATAATTGGTATATGTTCTTCGTAAGCTTCCATTACCCTCACCCCTTTATATTTATTATATAATATCCTTTATTTTCATTACAATAAATATAATACCAACTAATAATAAAAATAATCCTGGTAATAAAATTATACCTTTACTGTTAATAAATAATTCATTTAAACACCTCCTGGATAACTTAAATTATATCCAGATATAAAGTATCTAAACTAAAAAAGATATTGCAGAAATACAATATCTTAATCTTCAAATACTTCTAAATATTCATCTCCATATTTTGCAGCAAATTCATCTAAGCTATATATTATTATATCAACCTCATTATCGCATACTGGAATTTCTAACACATAAGGCTTTCTTCTAATCATAACCTTAATATCTGTACTATCTCCACCAAATTCTTTTAATGCTTTTGTTAATACTTTTTTTGAAACTTTATCAACATCTTTATCATATGAAGTTAATTCTAATTCATATCCATTTTTATTTAATTCTGCTATTCTTTTTTCTATTAATTCTTTATTTGTCATAATATTAATTCCTTTCTGTTAACCATTCTCTTCCTACACGCTTAATCAAACATTAATTTTACTATCTTAAACTTATCCGTATATAGAAGAAAATCTCAATTCTCTCTTTACTATTGTAATACATTTCATCTATTTTACCAACATTTATAATTATAGCTATATTATATCATATATTTCCATTATGATACTTATTGTCTGTAGACTTATTGTATTCAAAACAATAACATAATAGTAAGGAGGTATATTACTATGGATATATGTAATAAATTTGGTTTAAATGTTCAAAAATACAGAATTAAATTAGGCATATCTCAAGAAGAGTTAGCTGAATTATCTGGACTTCATAGAACATATATCAGCTCTGTAGAAAGAGGTAAGCGGAGCATATCTTTAAATAATATTGAAAAAATTGCATATGCCCTTAAAATTGATATTTACTTACTATTTATATTTGATTAAGAAAGGAGACTTTTGTGAAAATATTAACTTATTCATACAGATTTGCAGAAGAAATTTTACAACATCATAAATATAGTGATATCTATTCTGAATTAATTGCGATTTGCCAAGACTGTCCTGTACCAATATATCCTGGTAAGTCAGCAAAGCAAAAAAAATTAGATGTAGTTCAGCAAATTTTAAATACCTATTTTAGATTAAGGCTTACTGATTTTGGCTGGTCATCTGAACCTTATGCTACTCCAGATACTAGCGAGGATAGTTTAAGAAGTGATTTTAAAAAAACTTTTACTAATTCTGATGGAGATAAACTTACAGTACAGATGGAGATAGAGTTTGGGAATGTTGCAAGTTCATATAGAAACTATTTTAAATTTCAATTATCCTACTCTTATGATTTAACAGATATCTGTGTTCTTATTGTCCCTTCATTTGATTTATGCAAAAGAATAGATAGTGGAGTTTCTAATTTTGAAAAAACTATTAGAGAAATACCTTCTGCTAAACTTTCTATAACCGTTCCAACTCTTGTTATTGGATTATTTAGCGATGGTATTGAATGGAATGTTAAAGATATTGAACCTAATTTAGAAATTCTAAAAGGCTCAAAGAAAGAATACTTAAATGAGCATAACAAAATCGTACGAGATTATATTGATAGTCTAAATAATTAAATTACTTATATAAAATAAACAGGTGCATTTTGCACCTGTTTAAGCTAATCTATTACCAATTTCTCTAATTACATTTACTGTAACTGCATTTCCAGCCTGTTTCTTTAATTGTGTTTCTGGAACTCCGGCTTCAACCGCTCTGTTATAATCATCTTCTGAAAAACCTTGAAGCTTCCAATATTCAAGCGAAGTTAATTTTCTAAACTTTTGAACTCCATCTACTTCAAATCCAATAACCATCATTTCTCTCCCAGATGAATTAGCCGTTAAGGTTCTAGATGGTTTATCTAAATTATCTGGAAAAGCCATGTTTCCCATTTTATTTCCACTTTTTTCCCATACCTTAGCTGATTTCGCATGTCTTTGTTTTTCTACTTCACTATCAGATAATATATACTTACTATCAACAGTATTGTCTGGTTGAAGCATATCTCTTAATGGAAAATTAATATTGTTTTTATATTTTAATTTACAAGCTACACAATTTCCATTTATCATAATACCCCAATGTCCCCACGGAGAAACAGTAGTAAACTTGTATTCTTCTAAATCTTGTTCTAAACTATTTGGAGTTTCATTCTTTATAGTATAAATTTTATCTTCTATTAATTTGAATTTCTTAATACTCTTTTTGTCAACATAGCTTTCAAAATCAGAATACATTGAATATAAATTATTATTAGTTTCATTTATTACTAATTCTTTTATTTCACTTCTAATAGGAAATATCCTTCTAAATATATCGTTATCTCTTCTATATGCTATTATGTATACTCTTTCTCTTTTATGAGCAATGTAATCAGCACTATTTATTAATTGCCACTCTACATCATATCCAATATTATTAAATTCTTCTAATATTCTCTTAAATGTACACCCTTTATCAACCTCAATAGTTCTTTTAGTTCCATCTTCATTCTCTACATAATCTTTTTCACCAGCAGTTAGTAATCCCTTAACATTTTCTAAAAATACAATTCTAGGTCTAGTTTGTCTGACTATGTTAATAACATCAAAAAATAAGTTACCTTTATCTAAATCATTAAATCCTTCTCTACGTCCAGCACGACTAAATGGTTGACATGGAAATCCTCCACAAAAAATATCATATTCTGGGATAGTTGTTATATCTACATTTTTTATGTCATTTGCGAAAACTTCATCAACTACATTATGAATAGCACTATAACTTTTTCTAGCATTATTATCAATCTCGCAACTGAAAACACATTTATGTCCCGATTGTTCAAGACCTTTTCTAAATCCGCCTATTCCAGCAAAAAAATCTACAAATCTCACTCTTTATCACCTTTATCTTTTATTTCATTAAAGAACATCCGTTTATTTTATTATCTTAACATAAGTAATTACAATTAGTAAAGAATTAAATATTTAATAAATCTAAACTTTGTTTTAATTATATATTGTTTGGGCATTTATGAGTTACTGAATTTATAATTATTTACCTATATCTATAAAAAATTATAGACATAAGTAAAGTAAAATTGTTTGGTATATTCATTGAGAACATCATTCAATACTTCTATTATTACTACATTACTGTACATTAACTTTTTCCATATAAAGCTTGTCCTATATGTTTATCTTATGTTAATGCTTACCCATTCTTTAGAATGCCAAGCTACCACCACAACTATTATTTTTGAATATACTCGCATTCAGGGTTATTGGTTGTTGCTCACCTTGCATATCATTAATACCTTACATAAAAGATAATAGAAGTAATTCTCTTATGAAAAATGATATAGCTAATTTACTGCATCGGCTTAGCTCACCTACTAAAATTCTTTATAGTAGCTTTAGTGCTTATACTACTTACCTATTCCTAATTTAAGGTATAGGAAATAAACCCTTGCATACAACCTATTTTTTTGATACCATTTAATTGCGAGTTAAATATGTCAAAAAGGCATACAAAGTTTATTACAAAATATTTAATTTTGAAGGAGATATATGTTATGTATATCTCTTTGTTTTAATCTTTTATTTTTTTATATTCTCTAATGGAGAATATTCTCTATATTTCTTTCTTAAATCTTCTTCTTTCAAATCTAAATATGCTTTTTCTGTAACTGATACGCTAGAATGTCCTAATATCTTTGATAATACAAATATTGAACCTCCATTCATAAGAAATCTTCTACTAAAATTATTTCTTAATCCATGTGGTGTTATATTCTTATTTATCTTTGCACGCTTTAAATATTCTCTAAAATTTCTCTCAAAGTTTCCTTGCTCTATTTTTCTATTAGTTCTTTGAGTTGGAAATAATAAATCACTTTCTTGCATAACATCTTTAAATTTTATCCATCTTTGTAATAGCTTCTGCATTTCATAACTAAAGAAAACTACTCTATCTTTTCTTCCCTTTGTTATATCCCCATCTAAAAATATTGTGCATCTAAATAAATCTATGTTTTCAATTTTCAACTCTAAAGTTTCACCTAATCTCATTCCAGTATCAAATATTAAATTAATAATCGTAAAATCTCTAAATTCATGAAATTTAGATAAATCTAAAACTTTGATTATCTTTTTATATTCTTCATCTGTTAATTGCTCTTTTGGTTTTCTTGTGACTTTTAAAAACTTTATAGAACTAATATTATTTTTCTTAATTATGTTGTTTTCTTCTGCATAACTAAAGAATGCTTTTATATTTCTTAAATAACCATTTATCGTTACATCTGATATTTCTTTTCCCACATCATGTCTTTTATCTAAATTAGCTTTATTAATACCTTCTTCACTTGATGCAAAACTATATTTCCCTCTATCTTTTGTAAATACTAAATAATCTTCTACAATCTTTTTATTTACTTTATTAATATCTATAATTTCTAATTCTTCCTCTAAATATTTTGAGAATAACATCAAAGTTTGATGATATGATTTAATTGTTTTAATTCTCAAATTCTTATAACTACAATACTCCAAATATTCAACAATTATATTGTTTATCGTTTTTGTTTTTTTTATTTTGGGCAT